GGCGGAGGAGGGAGAAGGCCCTTTGATATCAGGTCTTGCATCACCGCCTCTTTCGCGGCCGCCATAAGCTCCTTATCTTTCTCCCCGCTGACCTCCGCGGCGGTCGGTAGGAGTTCTTCCCGACCTTCAAGCCTTCCCGCCAGCATCAACCGATTCAGGAGGTTCCGATACCTCATTTTGTCGGAGGCGATCATTGGGTCTTTGGAAAGAATCTGGAACCACATCATTGCTTTATCGAAATCCGCCTCTGGGTTCATCGTCGCCGTGACCCCATGAGTCGCCATGCGGAACCTGCCCTTCAGCTGCGTCCTGCGGAGCGTATTGACGACCTGGCCTTCCTTCGTGGATTCGTAGTCGATCTGATCCGTCCCAAATTGATAGTAGTGGGAGACGATCAAATCTCCCAAGGCGTCGAATCCGATCCCTTCCGACCCGTCCCCACGGAGTTCGTTGATATAGTCCTCGATCCGCATGTTGCTCTGCTGGATCAGGGCAATGGTTTTGTTCCCAGGAGCTTTGGGGTCAATTGGAGACTCTCTCCCGGAAAGAAGCTGCGTCGGACCAACGAGCATTTCCGCGTAACGCATGACTTCTTGGCGCCTGTTAACGGAATCGGCATTGTTCCCGGTCTGAGCATTGACGACGCTCACAGACTTCGCATCATCAAGCCACCAGAAGACACCGGGGCGGATTACGTTCTCGTCCGCCTGTGGGTCAAATCCTTTCGTCTTCTCTCCTTTCTGCCCCTTGAAAATAGGTACGTTCCGAATGGCATCGTTGTTCATGTCCATGCGGATGTCAAAGTCTATGGATTGGTTCATCTCCTCAAGAAGCTCGGGGATGCTTTTCCCGCTCATCCTCCCAGACCGCTTTATCATTCGGAACGGGATGAAGATTTCCCTGCGGTAGATGTAATCCGATAAACCCAAAAGACAGCGTTCCGTCAAGCTGTAGGTGGCGAAGTATTTTTCCTCTCGTCCGTCTCCGTCTCGGTCCATCTTGACAACGACTTCAAAACACTCGTAGTCGTCGGCAGCCTTGGAGGTGTCCCTGGAAACGCCTTCGATACGGTCCTGGCCCTGTCTCCATGAGTCCCGATCCGTTGAGGCAGGCTTGACGTTCTTTATCAACCGCTGAACGGCATCTCCCCAAAGAGCCCCTTCCCGGACGCGCTCGTTCAGTTCTTCTTTTCTGAAATAGATTCTCCGTCCGTAGGTTCGGCACCGCTTCAAGTCTCTCGCCGTCATCGGGACTCTCATCATGTCGGCTTCGTCAACGACCTCGGCTTTTGGTCCACGGTAAACGAGACGGTCAACGGTGACTTCGATCTCCATAGGAGAATCCGGCGAGGCATTGGCCCTCACTTCCTCGGCCTTCGCTTGGAATTCTTCCTCGGTCATCCCCGCGCTCTCAGGGTCTGGGAATTCCTCAAGAAACTCGTCAACCCCTTCCACAACCTCAACGTCGTTGACCCTCTCGTATTCCTCGACGTAAGGGACCATGAGCCAACCCAGACCGTCCCGGCCGGTCGTGTGGATGACGTCTCTGACGGCGCTACAGACATTCAGCTCGGACTTCGCCTTGTACGTCGCCATTTCCTCGATGTCGGGGATGATCTCTCTGAGTTTCTTGTCCAGGGTCTTCCCATACCAAAGCGGGTCCACGGAGAGGAGAGACCTGGCGATAACGGAGTGGAGGGTTATGAGATGGATTGCGACGAGTGGAATATGAAGCTGGCTCGCCCCTTCCCAGGGATAGTCCGTCTCCTCGATCACCCCTTCCAATAGGTCGTTCCAGCGCCTGAGGTTCGCCTGGTGGCTCGAAGACGTGCTTTCCCATGTCTCGATGTCCTTTTGGATTCGACGACCAATCTTCTGCCGTTCCTGCGGAGACAAATCCAACAGAGCCCCGCGCTTGGAGACAGATTTTGTCGTCTCTGGAGCTTGGGACTCTTGGGAGTCCGTGCTTACTTGGTCGTTGAAAGCCCTGTGAGCCATTTAGTCCGCGTACCTCAATCCGCCGCTTTTCGTTGCCTTCCAATTCCCAGCTTTCCGCTTCCTGACCTTCTCCCAATACTGGGCACCCATGATCCTCTGGGCAGACTCTGAGGAAAGACCTTTCTTCTCAATGGCCTTCACGCCTTTGTCGAAGTTCCCGGTCTTGTAGTTCCGGCCAAGGCGTTTAACCGCCGCTCTCCCGGCCGCACCTTTCGGTTTCAGGTGTTTTAATCCCATGAATCCCATTCGGTTCTCCTTAAAGTGGCCGGCACAAAAAAAGACTGATCCCTCTTTCGAGGAACCAGTCTCTTAACAGACTGTGCCGGGGGGAGGGGTTAAGCCCTCATTGCTCGCGTATGCCTACGCGCCCGGAAGATGGTTAGACGAGTGCTTCTACTTTTGGAAACTCGAACATCTCTCTGAATTTTCTTCTAGCTTGAAGCATGGACAATTCAGGGTATGCCATTGAAATCAAACGGTAGGCTTCCATCCGCGCCGTCTTTCTACACGATCTTCCGAGAGATTTTGCGATGGCCAACATGTCCAACTGGCCAACATAGGCACATTCCGCCAAAGGAATCGACATCAGTAGGAACCAGAATCCCCGCCTCCAGTTTCCATCGCTGTCCCCGCCATCGAAGGCTTGCGGCCCATCATGTCACGACCAGCTTTCTTCGCGGGGTTGATCGGATCGGCCACAATGCGGTCAATGGTGAACGTCGCCTTCCCGGTGTCGGGATCGGTTTCGCCCATTGTCGCGTCCACCTGGAAAGAAACCTTGTCTCCCGGCTGGTGGTCTTTAAGGCCACGCACAACCGCAGGGTCGATACTGAACTCTGCCTCGGTCCCTTCGTTCCCAATCGGATCGTTTCCGTTCTCGTTGTCGCCTTGGTCAAAGTTCATTTGTTATCGCCTCCTGATTTTGTCCAAGAAGCCGTTGAACAGCCCCTTGTTTTTGACTTTCAAAAGATGTGCTTTCTGCTGTGCCATCTGTTCGCGCATAGCTTGGATTAACGCCGCGGCTTCGTTCCGCTTTTGCTCCATAAACCCCATGAAAGCAAAATACTCTTTCGCGGAGTTGCTTTCAGCCAACCACTTGAGGTCTGCCCGGAGAGTCATAACGCCTGTTGCGCTATCGATCTCACAAGTGACGGCTGGAACAGCCGGCTTCTCGGCAGGAGGCTCAGGTGCTTTCTCCGGCGCTTTGGCCTCTGCCTTTGGTTCAGCCTTCGGCTCCTCATGCTTCAACGGCTTCCCATCCGTTCCGATGATGTCCATATCAGGCCCCCACCAAATCCAAGTCCGCCGATTCGTCAACTTCTCCCATGATGTATTCCACCCGGAGTAAGACGTGCTTGTCTTCGTTCAGGATGACCTCGCTGGCTGTGAAGGCGTCGTAAGCGACTCGGTGCGCCGGTAGGACTCCAAGGTCTCGGTATTTGGGCTCACTCTTTACTTTAGGTCCAACCGAGATCACAACCCCGCTCCAAACCTTCTCCCCAGCCTTCCCGATAGACTCAGGGACTATCAGCTTCCCGAATTCCTTCTTCCCCTCGTCCGGCTTCAAGAGCACATATTCGTTCATTGGCTCGAAGATCATCTGCATCTTGTTGTTCGTGAACGACGGTATCAGGACTCCGTGGACGTCTTCCTCACGCATTATAAACACCGGGTCACGATCCGCCGGGTCTTGAACTCCGAGAAACTGCTTATCGCAAAGACTTTCAAACTGGATCGTCACGCCTTCCTTTAAATCCGTGTTGTCGCACTCCCCGGACACCAGGATTTCGCCCTTCATGTAATTCTTCCGCTGTCGGTTCTCAGGATAAAGAACTCCGCCCTTGCTCTCCACCTTCTTCAACCAACGTACAACCAAGTGGTGAGGCATGGGCTTGAAGGTTGAAAGATTTACATCCTCAACCAAGTCGTAACTGACCTCTCTTTCGGCTTCCATCAGCATTGTTTCCCTCCCGCCTCTTGGGCGTTTTCAGCGATAGCCAGCATGTGCTTTTCTCCACTCTGGGCCGCGCTTGATGCCGTTGGGGCTATTCTTTACTAGCCGACTGACAACAAGCGGTGCGGTTTCTTGAACGTCAACCAAATTTAATCCTGTAGCAAGCGTCCGAAACGCATCTGCGCCGTTGCTCGACCAGTCGTGATAAGGCATATCCAAGTAGGTCTTCCGCTTTTCGTCGTACTGCTTCCTGTAGCTTTTGAGAGCGTTCAAACCGGCCCGGCATTTCTCAGCGTCGAACCAGCACCGCGAAAACAGATTCCTTACGGCGTAGATTCCATCGATCAAAAGCAGCTTCGGGGCAATGTCGAAATGGATTCCAAGAGACTGAGCCGTCTCTTTCCGGCTCTTCCCGCTCGTCAACTCCCGGACCTCGATGTCATGGGGTGCCGTGTGCCATCCGTAGATATAGCCCTTCTCCTGGAGGAGCCCGATGTAGTGCGGAAGCCCATGTCCTGAGTTTTCGTAGTAGTCGATGACCCTGACTTCCTGACCCACCGACTGAGTGAACCAGATCGCCATGCGGTCGTTGATCCCCAAGTCCCACCATGTGTCCACCTGGACCGTCGGCTCATGCGTCACTTTTCCAACACGCCCTTCCGCGTAAGCCTTTGCAATGTGATCCGCGTAATAAGCTCCAGGAATGGACACTGTGAAGTTGCACTCGTACTCCTGCTGATAGAGGGCGTCCGATCCATAGAGCCGTTTGATCTCCTTGCGCTCTTGCTCAAGGACTTCTGCCGGGATGACTTTCGTTTCAGAGGCTTTGTCTATCCGGCAGAACCAGTTCTCAGGATCGCTCTTGGCAAGTTCGTAGATGTCGTAGAAATGGTTTTCGCCACGGACCGTGCTGACAAAGACAGCCCATCCTCCGTTCTCGGCCAGAATCGGACGGATGAACCCCCATGCTACGGGGTCTTGCAAGGCATACTCCGTGAACACCACGCCCACCGGATTCGTTCCCAAGATGCTGTCGATGTTGTCTGATCCAACAATTTGAAAGAGCGAGCCGTTCTTGAAGTGGAGCTTCATTTCCGTATCGTTGGGCTTGCCTTCAATAAGCTCTTTCGGAAAATGATCCATCAGAAGATTCCCGTCACGGTCTATCCCATCCCACAAAACTTTACGCCCCTGGTTGTACGTCGGAAAGATGTAGTAATAAGCACCGACCCGTTCCAACATTTTCTTGACGACCAGGTTGACGCACGTCTTGTCCTTCCCACTTCTCCGGTGCGCCACCCAGACGCCCCGAGTCTTGCCGGAATCAAACGCTTGAAGGATCGGCAGCTGATAAGGCCTGGGAACAAAGTTCCGCGGCACCGTGATCTCAGGCATACTTCACCAGGTTCACCACCAAAGGGCCGCCGTCTTTCCCAGCAACCTCAAGAGATTGTGCCGGCTTGCCCCATCCCCTATCCAGCAACGCTGTGCAAGCGGCTACAGAAGCCTTGGGATTCTTCGACCTCATCCACTCGGCCAACTTTGCCATCGCTTCTTCGGTGTAGGTTTGGGCAAGTTCCCGGACGATCCCTACGCCCTTCGGCATACCACTCGGATTCCCCGATTGGCCCTTTTTCCAGTTTGGATTTCCAGCCTTTTTAGCCATTTGATTTTACCGTGCTACCAAATTGGACCCGCAAGGGGTCCGGGCTCGTGGTGCGAGCTCGCTTAAAATTCATTACCAGTCCACCCCGCTATCTCTTGGAGTCTCATTCACACGATTCTCAGGTTTTGCATCAAACCCGTTTTTCTTCCAAGGTCTCCATCCAGGACTGCGCGGATCGTCTTTCACGGCTTGGTAGAAATTGAACTTCGTTGAGTTTGTGTTCTCCTTCTCCGTAAAAAAAACCAAGATAAAGGCAACGGCTCCAATGGGAATTAACAGAACCAACCATCGCTTGTTCATAAAAAAAACAGCCCAGGCCCTCTTGCGAGAACCTGGGAGGCGTGGATCATGGGGTGAAACAAAGCAGACGCGAGCATGGTCCTCCTGGACCATGATTCACGCCTGACCTAAGTCTACTCTATTTTCTGTATTTTGGAT